CTCTACAGCCGGATACCTCGGCATGTGTTTCGACAATGCGGCGGATGTATCGACAAATTATTTCTTGATCGACGTTCTCGACCTGGATCTGAAATATGCCGGGAAGGAAAGCGTCATCTTTAAGTTCAACGCCTGCCATTTCCACGGCAGAGCGTTGTCATAAAGGGAGGTGACCTATGCCTAACCAGATTGATCAAGCAAGGTTTCAATACCTGGTCGAGAAGGGTTTGACGAAGACCTATGAAGAAACCATCCAGTTTCTTTCTCAGACGCAGCCTATCCGCGCGAAGCTGTACAAGGATTCACCCTCCGATGGGGCGTATTCTGATTACAACAGCGTCGGATCCCTGCCGGACGTCCCCCGCTTCGCCGGTGCGCTTCTGTATTTCGATGTGCCTCCGGGGTTCTCTGTCCGTATCGAGCCCGCAGAATTTGCGATGGGCGTCGAAATTGAGAAAAAATTCTGGCTCAACAACCTTTACAACGTCTTGAAGGACTGGCCGAAAAAGCTGGCCGTGGCATCAACCAGGACGAAGGAAAAGGCGGCGGTAAGAGGATATGCGAACATGCCGGCAGTCGGATTTGACTTCATGCAGTCCGAGGAAGGCGTGGCGATCGCGAGTTCCGGCCATTTGACGAAGCAGTCAGGAGTTAGCACGGCTACAGGGTTCTCTAACCTGGGGTCATCCGGATTCCTGCCGACGTCAGTTGAGGCCACAAGGATTCTCATGAAAGGATTCAGGGATAGCAACGGCGAAATTCTGTCCGTTAACCCGGGCGGGTTCATTGGGCCGACTACTCTCGATCAGAAATTCGAAGAGCTGAATGCAACGCCCCATGGCCTGTATTCGGCTGAGGGTACTGTCAACGTCCAGGAAAACAAGTGGACATATGAAACGCACCAGTATTTCAATGACTACTCTTCAAAATCCTGGATGATGGTGGACTGGGCTCTTATGATGGAGTACGCGCTCTGGCTGACACGGGTGGAGGACGAGCTCACAAATAAGGTCGATTTCGAGACGAAGAAAATCAAGCATTCGACCTATAGCTACTGGGGGTATGGGTTCACGAATTGGCCCTTTATTTACTTCCAGCAAGTAAGCTGAGGAGGTGACATTATGCCAACTCCTTTCCCTCATGGAATAATCGCCTTCCCGAATATCGGCGGGCAGGCGCGCAATTTCGGCATGGCAGCCAACTCCCATATTTACTTTGTGGACGGGAAGCTGGCTGCGAACGGTGACGGAACTACGCGAGACGGCGCCTTTAATAACGTGTCACAGGCCCTTACGGTGATGACCCCTTATGATGTGTGTTACATCATTGATAAGGGGCCTACAGGCACGTTTGGGGCCGGTACTGGCGTGGATCCCAGCCCTTACATTGAAACGGCTACTGATTTGACGATCGCTTACACCCAGTGGGGAGCCGCCTTGGTAGGCGTGGCGAATGTGGTCCCGATGGGGCCTAAGACTCCACAGCTGAAAATCAGAGCCACAAACGGCAACTTTATTTTGAAGGTCATGGCGCCGTTCTGTACGGTGGAAAACCTGGCCTTCAACGCAGCGGGCGGAGGCACCATTCGTACAGGCGTTTGGCTGTATGACGACTCCTATACGCTCGGGGCTGCTTTTGGGAGCACGGTCTATAATTGCTATTTCCGCAACTGCCGTGGTGCGACAGTTGTCGGGGCTGCAAATGAAGGCGCGGGCATCTATACGCGCGGCGGCTGGGGCTATAGGCTGATTAACAACGTGTTTGATGGGTGTCGCCAGGGCATCATGGTTTATTCCGATGTCGGGACGATACAGGATCTTATCATCAGCGGCGCGATCTTCCTCAACACCTCAGGGGCTAATGTCGACTGCGATATCTTCACTCAAATTTCAGGCGATAATAGCTTGCTCGTCGAGAATATCCGAATGCCTCATGCGATTCCTTCTTACGCGGCCGGCAAGGCGCGTTATATCTACATGAATGCATCGGAAAACGGGGCTATGAGGGCCATTTATATGGGAGATGCGAGTTTAACTTACGGTGCGGCGGGTACAGGCGTCAAAGCTCCCGCAACCTGCAAAGGTGCGGAGATCTACACCGCCAATGCATTGGCCGCTTATGCGTAAAAGACTATGGCCGGGGGGATTCGTCTCTCCGGCCATTAAGTAGGTGGACTATGGGCTTACAGATCATTATACGCGGAAAGAATACCTACGGGAAAACCCGCAGGGAACAAGAGGAAAATTTACGGAAAGAAGGGCTGCAGTCTATGGACGAAGAGAAGCTCGATAAGTTGAAATTCCTCGAAAAGAAGCTCGGCATGAAAAAGGGTTTTATCGGCCAGGCAGACGTAGACTTTATAGTAGGGCGTTAAGGCGAAAGCCGCCCCGAAAGGAGATTGAGTTATGGCAGAAAAAGTAGAAGCGCAGGAAACGGGTATTCATTGGTTTGGCGAAGTAGACATGAACGAGAGGACAGGGCAACCCGGGGCTGATTATCCGAGTTATTATTTTGATGCTTCCATACGCGAACTTGAAAACGAGGTCCGCTCTATGGAAAGGCAGATCGAGGAAGGAATATACACAGGGAAGGATCTCCGGAAATTCAAAGAGAGGTACCAGCAACGCAAGGAGAGACTAGAGAGCATCATCAATAGCCTTCCCGTGCTCGAAGGCCCCGTTAAAGACAAAGTGTCAAAAGCGCGAAAGGAGCTCGGGCAGCTCATAAAGGAAAGCATGTTCACTTTTTCCTCGATGAATCGCATGACTGATGACGCTCAAATTGAAGCCAATCGTATGGAAGGTCCTTGTATCGAGATCAAAAACCCGGTACTGGCTGAATTTGTGCAGCAGAGAGGATTTAGGGTTCATAAAGGCAAAATCAGCAGAAATGCGGCGTCTGTCATTCATAAAGTGATGGGGAAAGTCCTCGGCGAAGAGATCCTCGATATTGAGAATCTCCGAGGGTATGACCGGGATACAAGAGGGAGAAAATCCTTTTAAGTATATTACTAGCTAATATATTACGAGGTAAACATCATGATCGGTTACGATTACCTCCATAGGCTGAATCAGATCTCGAATGACGCCCACCCGTCCGGCTATTGGATGGACAAAAAGACATCTTTCGATTTCATCTTCGAAGCTGCTAAAGACATGAGCAAAAAGCTCAAGGTAAACCATAATACCCAAACCTTGACGACTACGATAGGGGGCATCGCTTACCCCCTCCATCCTGACTTCATGGAGATTTTAACCGAGGACGGCTTCAACAATAAGATCGTCAAATACTCTGACGGTACAAATACGTCCTGGCTCACGCGCGTAAGCTATGGCCATATTCTACACGACAACAACACAACGGCAGTTCCTATACCTCGCAGGTTCGCAATAACGTCTTATGATCTCGCGGCAAGGATCACAGGTACCGCAAAGAGCGCTTCGACAAACTCGGGAGGGGAATCAACGCTGACGGACGGCACGGCGGATTTCACTCTTGTCAATGCCGGCGACGCGGTTATGAATACAGCTTTATCATACGTCGGCGTCGTCTTAAGTAAGACGAGCACGACCGTCCTTAAAACGGCCATGTTCAATGTTGCGGGCACTAACTCGGCATACGCTGACTGGTCGAACGGGAACGCTTATCTGATTCAGCCCCAGGCCCAATTCCAATTAATCCTTGACCCGCCTCCGGCCTCTGCAGGCCATACAATGACTGTGGATTATATATGCAGGCCGGCACCTGTTTATTCAGATTACGGGAGCTATACTTTTGCGACGGGATATGAAGAAGCTCTCTTGAAATATGCCTTCTGGCTTTACAAATATCGAGACACGAATCCGAATTTAGGAGACGCTCTTTATAGATTTTACGATACGCAGGTGAGGGAGGCAAAGAATGTTTTGAAAGGCGCGACTCAACCTAAGGGATTTAAAGTATCGTTCATAAAGCGATAAGGAGGAAATATGCCTCTTCCGGTTATGCAGTTTTACGGAGATCCCGGAATCCCTGAGACCTTAAGCGATACGTCGGTTGTTTGCAGCTTTGCAAAAGAGACTTATGCGCCGACTTCCCTTGCGACCGTCTTCGGACGCGCCGGCATGGCCGCGCGTTTTATGCTGATACAGGCGAT